GTTTAACCCTCTCTGGAAATCTAGGTGATTAACCTAAAACCAGTTTAATGGATTATATATCTCGATATATAATACTTAAAATTTGTTTTGAAATAATAGTATTTCTGCTTTTGTCAATTGACAATTGAAATACGGGTGGTACCTTATGGTCTGCCGTCCCTTTACAGGAACAGCGGAATAGGTACTTGCTTTATATTTTTATAGGTATATTCAAAAGATATACTGAATCAATGGATTCATTGTCTCTTAGGAAATGACCATTTAAAAAAAACGATTAAGAAATAGTATTAAATTATATATAAATGAAAAATCAAATATTTTCTAATTTAAAATTATATTCTAGCGTTTATAAAGCAGGTTCTATGATCTCACTTTTAAATGAAAAACATTTAAAGTTAGTTATAAAAAACATAGGGTGACGAATCGTTACCTTAAGTCTTTTATCAACTAAAGAGACCTCCCGATTTAGAATGTTACACAACTTTGGGGTTTTTATTCTTAAAATGAATAAAAATCATGGAGAGGTGTATACAGTCAAATATCTAAAAGCAGCTCAACTATGTATTCAGAAAAAGTTAGCGGGACAACCTTTCTCTTCCATGAGAGAAATTGAACCGGATTACAACTTTCCAAGACTATCCAAATCTGGGCTCCCATCTGTTATTAAAATAACTGATAGAGCTTCAATTTGTAATAATAGTTTTAGGATTATTAGATTATATTTATCTTTATTTTCTATTTATAGAATTATAAAAATACCTTTTAATCCTAATCTTAAAACTATTACCGATAGTTTTGGTGGTTCCAAAATCCATTTAGACGATTTTAACAATTGATTGAATAGTAATTCTAATCTTTTGTTACAAAAATTTTCTAAATTGGAAATTAAAGACTTGAAATCTTATAGGATACTTCCTATAATGAAATCTAGTCCTCAAGGACCTAAAAGTTATAGTCACTTAATTGGTAGTTATCTTGGTCTTCGAGATTCATCTCTTTGACCTGATATACAAACTTATGTTAAGTTAACTTCTTCAAGTAATTTTATTACTTTATTCTCTAATATTGAATTTTCGATTAAGAAATTTAATATTAAATCTAAAGTATTGGATCTTCATTTAGGAAAACTTTCTTTTAAAGAAGAAGCAGCTGGAAAATTAAGAGTTTTCGCGATGGTTGATATTATAACTCAATCATTACTTGAACCTTTACATCGTACACTGTTTGATCTTTTTAGAAAATTTCCTAATGATTGTACTCACGATCAAAATAAAGGTTTTAAGTATGCTCAAGAGTTATCTCTTAAGTACAATTGTTCCTTTGGTTTTGATTTATCTGCAGCCACTGATAGACTACCTTTGAGTTCTCAACAAGCTATTCTTAATAGTTTGTTTCCTACTTTAGGTACTATCTGAGGTAGAATATTAACTAATAGAGATTATATAATTTCTAAAAATTCTTATTCTATTCCGACAGGAGCTGTTAGATATAGTGTTGGACAACCAATGGGAGCTTTATCTTCTTGAGCTATGTTAAATTTGGTACATCATATGATGATTCAATTTATAGCAGTTCATTTAGATAAAGTTTCAAGAGGTGAGTGATATAAAGACTATATAGTACTTGGTGATGATTTAATGTTATTTGATAAAGATGTAGCTAATAGATATCTTTCATTGTGTAAACAATTAGGAGTATCTATTAACTTATCTAAGTCTATAATATCTGAATCAAAACCTGTGTTGGAATTTGCCAAGAGAACTTCTGTTAATGGTCAAGATGTATCTGCTTTACCTTTTAAAGAATTACTATCATCTGATAGTTTCTTTACTAGGTTAAGTATTACTTCTCGTCTTATTAGAAATTCTTGAGGTAAAAACCTTTATAAATTACTAATTATTGGAAATAAAAGGTCTTCAGATTCCACTGTAGATCGTATATATCCTCTAATTGGTTTTTTAACACAACTATATCAGAATAAAGTAATACCTTTATCTACTGTTCTTTCCTTAATAACTGATAGAGATAGTCCTCTTTCTTTCTTTGGACGTAATATCCGTTGAATGAAACCTAAGGTCATCTCTAGTGTTGTTTTAAATTACTTTAAAACAGGTGTTATTAATAAGAATATGTTACCGGTAAGAGAAAGATTCTTCTCAGAAGTTAATACTATAACTTTTAAAAATATAATGTTAAACCGTATTAACGATAAGGTTAATATGCTTAATTCAATAGATTTATTAGAGATAAGATTAAATATTGTGGATAAGATTCTTGTAATTCCTGAGTTCGTAGAATATTTAAAAACTACCTGTACTTTTGAATTAGAAGAAGATAAACCACTCTGAGATAGGAAGTATTTTAAAGAATGTTCAGAATTTAGAAATAAAATTCTACCTATTCTAATAAAATTATCTCCTATTGCAGACATATACTTTTGTAAAAAAGATAAAAGTATAGTGAATCTTCGATTACTCCACATGGGTCTAGATGTAGACTTAAGTTATGGTAAAGGTTTAACCTTTGATACACTTACCTATAGTTATCAATATTTAATTGCGTTTAATAAAAATCAGAATTTTTATAACACTAAATTATTTGTTGATTTAGCTATAGAGAAGCTTATCTTAGATTATGAAAAGCTGATTAATCTAGAAAAGACATTATTTTTTTACTTAGAACATAAAGATCTAAACAAAGAAATTATTGATAATCCTCTTAAAGTCCTTGACTTTATTAAAGATATTAATAATCCTAAGTTTAAAGTCTCTTCGGACTTTGTAAAATTTGATAATCAATATATAGATTCATCAGCCGTAGTTGATAAGCCTAGAGGATTTAAACCTATTTTCGATTGATCTAATTTTAAAATTAAACCAAAATTTGATTTTGATCCTAGAAATAAGAAGAAATAGAATTTAAATCGACAATTCTAGAGAAGGAAGTCAGTTTCTTGCTATCAAGACCTGCTGAACGTTACTTGTAATTTTCAGTTAAAAGGGAC